GCTTGCGCAAAGTTGAACTGACCGAGCGCAGTCTGTCCGCTACTGATCATGCCTTGCGCTGCCTGTCCTGCCATCTGGTCGACACGGCCGATCTTGTCGACTTGTGCCTGCGCTTGCTTCTCTGCATCGATGATGTCCTGTTGCGCCTGAACTGCAGCGTCGTATTCTTTCTGTTTGTATTCCTTAAATTGTGCAAGTTCTGCGACGACGGTTGCCTGTATGTTTTTCTTATTTTCAGCGGCAAGTTTCTCGTCTGAAGCCTTGTCATCTGCAGACGCTTTGTCCTTCATCTCTTTGAGTTTTTTGTTCTTCTCATCTTCAATTGCAACAAGTTTTACATTCAGCGCAGTTTCAATAGCAGCACTATTATCTGAAGATCTTTTTGCAGTGGCTTCTCGTTCATTTTGTTGTTGTTTTTGCAAAGCAGAAATTTGATCTTCAAACTCTGTCGATCCACTACTTGTACGAACAACCATATCTGTGAATGATTCGCTGTTCTGTTTTGTTTTTAGTGCCTGCATCTCATCAGATTGCTTCTTTTGGAGAGCAATAATTTGTTCAGAAGCACCAGCCTCTGCAGCATTCGCAGCAGCCTTTCTTGCTTCTTCTTTCTGCCTTACAGCACTTAATCTAATAATGCTTTCAGGAGAGTCCATCACTGCTACATCTTCAGCCTTGGTTTTTGTTGATTCTATAAAACCTTCACGAGCAGACTTCATTTTGTCCCAAGCGTCCATGTAACTCTTGACCGCACCATTGATGTCAACCTGCAGTTTTTCGATTGCACGATTCGCACCGTTTACAATTTCATCAAATATCGAAACAATCGTTCCGACAATCGGGATTCCTTTTGCCCCGTCAACAATTCCCTTGGCAATGTCGAGACCAATTTCTTGACCGCCTTTGCCTGCGTTGACACCTTGCAGCGCAGTCAAGATTCCGTTGCCAAGGACATTTGAGATCGCACCCATTGCCAAACCCTTGACCATGTTGCCGACAAGTTTGTCGACGAACATGCTGCCGCCTTGCTCGCCTGTCTTTCCCATTGTCACGGCACTTGCACCAATCTTTGCTTCAGCAACCTTCAAAGCAGCATCAAGTTTGTCGAGTCTCGCCGTGATCTGTACTTCGATGGATGGATTCATGGTGCTATCTCATCCTACGCATGCTCTGTGATTGTGCCTCTGCGTTGCGCACGAGGAGCGCACTCGTTGCGTGCGCAATCGCAAGCAGTCGATCCACCGGCAACTCCATCGGATCAGTTGATCCTGGTGCGTAGTGCGAAACAAATGCGGCGAGCGAATGCCAGTCGAGGTCGCCGCTCCCCGCTGTCATTTTGGGCTTGAGGACTCCGCATCGAGATCGATGCCGAACAGTGCAAGCGCAGTCGACACGACCACCTCGGGCTGCATCAGCGCAATCGCCTCGCTGCCGTCAACCTTTGCCTTTTTGCAGGCGTGCTCGATGACCTCGAGCGCACCCTCAAGAGTTGCGCCGTGCTGTATGGCCAGTTGCGTTGTGCGGTCTCGCAGGTCGTAGATTGCCTTCATGGTCTCGACTCGCTGCGCCGAGTCAGCACGGGAGTCCTCGAGCATCTCCTGTGCTCGGTTGTGAAGTGCATGCCACCTGCGCTCTCCGATCTCGATGTAGTCGTTTGCAGAGAGGCAAGAGAGCATGTGCCGACCGATTGCTACCAGACGGGTTTTTGGTTTGTTGGTTTCCATCGTGCGAGTTCCTTTCGTGTCTTGATCGTAACACGCACGAGATCACCTCTTTTGCTTGGACATATATTTGCAGACAGCATCGCAATTCGCAGCGCATCTTTGCGGTCCATTGCGCCAACCCACCGACCGTACTGAGTGTCTTGATAGACAAACTCCACCCGAAAATCGTCAGGATTCTCCTTGCGACCTGAGAATGGATTCAAGTCTTGGGTCAAGACCAAGTGATTGCAACTGCGTTTGTAAATGTGGTCGCTGTCGAGGCAATGCCGAAGTTTGCTGAAAAGGTTGCCTCGCCATCGACTGAAACGCCGACAGTGATTGAGTCAATGATTGCTTTGAACACAAGCGTGTTGCCTGCCTCTGCAGTCAAAGTAATGTCTGCAGCCGCAGTGTTGCCAGTAAATGCAACAGTTGGAGATGTTCCGCTGTCAAGAGATCCAGTCATCGATCCTGTCAGATCAATGATTCCAACCGCTCGATTGCGTGTTGCGTTTCCAAAGCCTGTGATGTCTGTCGATGGTCTTGTAAAGTTTGCTGTCCAAGACTTAATGATTCCGCCAATAGCATTTGCGATTGCGATGTTGCCGTTGACTCCGCTGATTCCTGCCATTTGTATCTCCTGTTAGTTTTTTTGTGTTAAGCCCAAACATAAACAACTGCAAAACTTGTGTTTGGAGTTGATGTACTGATTGTCGTTGCCGTTGCAAATGATGCTGCCGTACTTGCGATGGCATAATTTGCACTGAAGGTTGCCTCTCCATCGACTGCAACTCCAACGCTGATCGAGTCCATGATTGCAGAGAAGATCATCGCATTCGCATTCGATGCGGTCGTGTTTGTTTCTGCGCTCAATAGGATCTGCACGGCTGCGGTGTTGCCTGAGAATGCAACCGTAGGCGATGTGCCTGTGTCCAAGAATCCAGTCATCGAGCCTGTGATGTCGATCAGTCCGACCGCACGGTTTCTGGTGGCATTGCCAAATCCTGTAATGTCGGTCGATGGTCGTGTAAAATTAGCAGTCCACGACTTGATGATTCCGCCGATCGAACCTGCCATCGAGATGTTTCCAGCGACTCCGCTCATTCCAGCCATTGCTATCTCCTAAGATTGTTTCGTTGCGAAAATTCTGTATGTCGTGTCGATGACGATCGAGTCTACATTGATCGTAGGCACACCCCGAGAAACGCAGATCGACTCGATTGTTGAGTAGGACGCTGACGATGGTGTCATGCTCGCCTTCTGCAGGAGCAGGAACAGCGCAGCCTCGGCAGCCATCGCCGTGACAACCGACGAGTCAGGCTTGAAGTAGAAGGTGAATGCGCAGTCGAGCGTGTGCATCGACTGCGTTGCAGACGACATGAAGGTCGTAGTGTCCTCGTTAGAGATCGCATACACGAGCAGCGGCATGACCGTGCCTTGCGGACCTTCGAGTTGGAAGATCTTGCCGCCGACAAGGTTGGAGACCGTGCCTGCAGTTGTGTCTGCCGTCAACTTGTTGTAGATCGTGGTGAGGATGACTTGGCTCATTGGGCCGCCTTCATTGCTCGTCGTTTCATTCTCTTGATTGATCGCTGCATTTGATCTCCAATAGTTCCTGCAACGCTTGGACGAATAACCTCAAGCGATGGCGCAATGAATGGTCGAGCCTTCATGCGGCTTGTGCCATATTCGAGCCACCTAGGAATGCGTGCATCCTTGTTCACGCCTGCGACAAGTCCAGCAAGCACGATCGATGTCATACCTGTGCCTGCAATATATTGCGGCTTTGACTGCACCGAGTTTCGCAGCGTGCCTGTGTCAACTGCAGGAGGTTCACCTGGTGCAGACCGAGTGCGAAAGAAACCTAGTTTCTTTGCGCCTCCGAAATATCCTGCGCCTGTTCCAACCTGACTTAATCTTTCTCGCAGTTCAATCTGCAATTCGATCATCGCAATTTTTAAGCCACGCTCGATGCCCTCGATGTTTGCCGAGATGATGTCCGCAGCGGAAAAGTTGTGGGATGCGCTCATTCTTGACCCTCGACGGCCGTCAACGCAAGGATGAAATATGCCATCGAGTCAGGACCGCTGCGCAGATCAGGTCGGCGGAATCCTGTGATCTCATACATGATCGATGTGTCGTTGTCGTAAAGTCGCTGTCCAGTTGCCAAACTCGATCCGTCGACTGCATTAACGTATGCAGTCAAACCTGTCGATGCTCGGATCGCACCGTTCAGCATCGACTCGTTCGGCGTTTGCGGCTGCAAGTACACCGTGATCAGTACATTCGACGCTGTGTAGACACGGGTATATGCGCCACCTGCGTCGACGCTTTCGGCTCGCTGATATATTTCAAGCGACCTGCCGAACTGTGCAATGAGACTGTCGACGCTCATCGGATCTCTTTCCAACTCCCAAGCAAATCCTCCATCAACGCCTTTGAGGAGTCCGCACTCGCCATCGAGTACGAGTAGTCGCCGAGCGACTCGCTCTGCAGCGATGTGTCCGACTTGCGAGACAAGTACATCGTGCCTGCAATCACAAGGCACGCTTGATGAATGTCGTCGGGCACGGTTGTATAGCCTGCGGAGTACTCAATCAGCGTCGACTGCAGCCCACTTGGGAATCGTGCGTTGTGCGATGCCATCGTTGGGAATGCGTCCTGACGGATCGTGACGATCCCGAGGTAAGAGTCGTACACAAACTCGCTTGAGACATCGACACCAGTCAACACCACGGTCGCCATCTTGATGTCGCCACCGGCACGAGGGTGCAGCTGTGCGCAGCGCATCGCAGTCGTGACCGTTGCGCTAAAGCCCGTGATGCCGTTGATCGCAGCGGCAAGCAATGTCGTTGTGGGGTAAGTTGCGAATGTCAGCGTGTCGGTCGTCGTCGTGCCTGCGCTGGTCGTTCGTGTCAGAGTTACACCAGGTGCGAGCACGCCGTTTGCAACTGTCCCGAGCGGATCAGTGTTGATGGAGATCGTCAGCCGCACATCGCTTGCAGTTGTCGATGAGATCGTCATCGCTGCGGCAAGTCCTGTGTAAACGCCGACCACATTGTTGATGGGGTACTGCTTGACCTTGACGCTGCGGACATCGTTTCCGCCATACCACTCGAAGTAGTTGCGCACCTTGATTTGCCGACCGATCCAACGCTCGATCTTCGCAGTTGCGTGATCGATGTATTGTTCAAGAATCGTGTCGTAGGTGCTGACCGTAATTCCAAGATGCGCCTTGAGCCCTGCAAGTGTCGTGAGTGCGTATGTTCCTACTGCCATAATTGATCCTATGCAGGCTTGACAATTTCGAGCGGTTGATCCTGCGGTCCGTTGCGCCATCCCTCACGACTCTTGACATACCACGGCTTGCCTGATCGCAGATAGTTGTGCGTCGACTGATGCAGCGACTGCAACTTCGGACCAGGCCATGTTGCGACCGTCTCGATGTGACCGATCGAGACTTTGGGTGTCACGCCGATCTTCCAGTTCGCCTTCTGCGTTTGTTTCCAGAACCAAATGTCGTCGTCAATCTTGTCGCCGCTCCAGTCGCCCTCGTCGTTCGGCACAGAGCAGAACCAAGGCTTGGGCAACTTGCGCAGCGAGTCCATGCGAATCAAGGTGCAGCCAAAGTGCATCGACGAAACCTCGAACCAGTCCTGCTGCAGGTCGTGCGTGTTAAGTTTGCGAGGAATCCAGTTGGTCGACGCAACGCAAAGCGGAGCGAGTCGCTCACGACCTGACTGCAGCGGAGCGAGCGCATCGAGCCCGTCCCGCTCGGCGATCTCACGCATGGCAACAATGTCCTGCCAGTCAAAGAGCGAGTCGTAGTCGATCGTGAGAGCCCACTTGATGTCGGTCTCCTGTGCGAGCATCGAGAGGATGCGCTGCATGCCCTGCCCGTAGAACACGCCTGATGAGTTCGTGATCGTGATGCCGAGTGCGCTCGTGATTTTCTGACAGCAGAACATCGTATCGGTCCATGTGAGCCTTGGCATCGTCATCACGCCTCGAATGTCAGGATACTTTGGCGGCTGCGTCATTGCACCAACTGCGAGCGGCTTGCGACCTGCAAGGTTCAGCGAGATCGGTAAGTCGCTGCAGTCGATCGGCTCTGTGTTTTTCCACGGCATGATCTCGGTGATGCCGACCTGATTGAAAAGCATGCGCAACTTTGGATCGTTCCACAAAGTGTGATGCTGATCGAATGTGTCGATCTGTCCGCCCATGATGTATGCCTCCCACGGGAAAGGCTTACCGCTTTGGTCTTCCTGATCTCGGTCGAGTTGCGCACGGCGAATGATCTCGTCAAAGTCTGGAACTGCGATTCGCAAGATTCCACCTGGTTGCAATTTGTCGACCCAATGCTGCACAACTTCGAGCAGGTACGGACGCTCGATGTGTTCGAGAACATGACTCGCACGGATCTCTTCGAGCGATCCATCTGCGAACGGGAGAAATGAGACATCGTTGTTCGTGGACCAGTCCCACGGTGTATAGCCTTCGATCCGAGTTGTGCCGCATCCTAGGTCTAGTTTCATGCGAACCAACATACCACGCAAAAGACAACGGCTCGCACCCTTTCGAGTACGAGCCGTTGGGGATTGAAACTTGAAACTTGAATCAGGACGGATTTACAACAACGCTTGCGTTCTGAAGAGTTGCCGTGATCGGTGCTTGCTCGCCTCGAGCGAGCGTGCCTGTGACACCGACGACACCTGTCGCAGCACCTTGCGTAACAAGAACACGAAAGTATCGCTTCTTTCCACGAAGGTCGATGTTGAACACGCCTGCAGCCTTTTCAGTTGCTGCATTTGTGCCACCTGACAAAGATGCAACGGCGTAATCCGTTCCTGCAACATATCCAGTGAATGTTGCAAAGTTAGATGCAACATCAGTGTCTGAATTTTGAATCGTCAGACTTGTGATGTAGTCAGTTGCATGGGTTGTGCGTGTGACAACCAACTGCAACTCTTCGTATCCCTTGGCATCGATACTTGCGGAAGTTGCAACGCCTGCGGCAGTCAGAGAGACTGGCCCGAGTGCGACAACTGATTTGAGACCTTGTAAATTCATAGCCATAGTATTTTCCTTCTTTCTTTTGTGTGTGGATTATCCGCCAGCCTTGAATGTGATCATTGAACCTGCGGTTTGTGGTGATGCAGTTGCATCTCCAACATTTGCGCAGACAAGATCCCAACGAGTCGTGGCACGATAGCAAAGCATGTCGGTTTCAAAACTTGTCAAAGCGGAATTGCTAAAGTCGACTGCTGTCTGTCGACGATCGCCGAAGTACACGGCTTGCGACATGTCACCGAAGTGACAAACCACTGCGCCGTTTCCTGTCGTGCTGTTCATCGCTTGCGTGAGAACAACTGGATATCCTGCGAAAGTAAGTTGACCAGAACCAGTCAACAAGTCGACCGCATTGTTTCCACCTGACACATAAGCAAGGCGCAAGAACACCGAGTTCCAAACTGTCTTGTGACAGAAGATCTTTGCGTTTGTATTGTCCGCATATTGCGGCAATTTTGCAAATGCTGTTTGAATGTCTGCAAGATCAATTGTTGAAAAAGTATGACTACTTGCTGCAGTTGAAACGCCTGCAGTACTTGTGATCGCATTTGCAAGTCCAGTGATGCCACCGTATTGCGATGTTCCGTCTCCGACAAATGCGCATGTGTCTTCCAATTTTGCCTGTGCGTACGCCATTTCGCCAGCCAAGTCGTCAGCAAAGTTGATGACGGCATCTTCGGAAAGTTCGCTGCTGAACTTCGTAAGTACCATCGACTTCTTTGCGACGAGATTGATCTGGTCGAATGTTTCGTTTGTTTGGCTTGCAGTACCTGCTTCACCAACGAACGATGCAGTCAGATTCGATGCTCGTCGTGGCATGCGCTTGATGTCGGATGACATCGGCACAACACGAGCGTGGTTTCGAATGACTCCGAATTGTTCACGCAGAGTGATGATCGCATTTTCGAATTCTTCAGGAACGAGGAATCCGCCTGCGAGGTTGTTGCCTTCGAGGTTTGCGATCTTGGTGACGATGCCGTTGTCAGTGCACCACTGCGCTGACTTCTTGTAGCCGATGCATCCAAGAGCCCACGATCCGAAGCGGAACGCTTCTTCGTTGGTCTTGAAGTTCTTGATTCGTGAGTAAACTTTATTTTCCACTTTGATTTCCTTTCGAGTTGTGATTGGGTGAGCGGCTGCCTTGTTGGAGAGTTCCAACTTGACGGCCTTGGCGACTTCGTCGGCGAGAGCCTTTGGCTCTTCGACAACTGGTGTCTCCATTTCGTGAACTGCGTCCTCTTCGACGGCGGGTTCAGCGGGTGAAAGCATGACTTCGTACTTGATGCTCGATGGATCGACGGGGTTACCGTCAGCATCCACGATTACAAGTCCTTCGAGCATCAGATTCTTGGCGGTGGTAAACCGCTTCGATCCGACTTGGTTTGCGAGTACTTGCAGATTTTTCTGCAGTTCCTCTACTGTGCACATTTTCATGTGGTGTCTCCTAATGATGGGAATGAATGAATTGAACTACGCCGCAGTTCGAGTCACTCGTTCGACCGTTTAGGGTCACCGATCCGAATCACCTGTATGTTGAGACTATAGGCGGGTCAGCGAAACTGTCCACGCATCTTGCTGATCGCAACCTTCGCAGCGTCGGCAATGTCAGACTTGACATACGCAGGCATGACGATCTGCACACGGTGCATCTGCTTGGGTTCGACAACGACTGGCGCAAGTTTGACATGGTCAGGCACATTGCAGCCGAGAGCCTTAAGACTTGCCGTGCTGACGATGCCCTTGCTGACTGCGTTGATCAACGCCTCCTGGTTGCTCGGGATACTGACAACGGAAACCTCGAGAAGTTTCCACTTCGAGTAGACCTGCTTG